CTTATTAAGTGTTCCCCATTTTGGTCCAGCATATGCGTAACCAGCTTTAACAAATTGACCACCTATCGTGTGCCTTTTTCTACTAGTATAATCTATCTCTAAACCTGGTCTTGTTAAAGTTATATCTCTTTGATTTGCTTCAAAATGTTCATTTGTTTGTGGGTCTAAATCAATTGATCCTGCTTCGTGAGCTTTTGGTCTTAAAGATGTTCCATCATCTATCGTTCCTAATCTTCTACCAAATATCACCGAGAATAAAGTATTAAGAATTGCAATTAATGGTATTTCAACTTCCGTTCTACCAGAAATAGCACCAACTAATGGTAATCTTCCTCTAGCGTCTATTCTTGAAGCAATATCTACTTGACCTGTAAAATAAAATCCTGCTGTATGCATTGTCTTTTTAAATGCATCCCGCCATACTGCAATAGAACTAGCAACTTTTAATACATAAGAAAAATCTTGATAGTATCTACTGTCTTGTACTTTCATTGTTATTTCAGAAAGTTTACCATCTTCATTAATAAATTGACCATCTGTATCTGAAACTGAAACTACATCAACATTTGCTGTTGCAACATCTATTTTACCAATAGTTCCTGACCCACCTGAATCTGCTGATAATAATAAACCTTCTGTAAATGTACCTGTAATATCTTTTATTCTTAATACATTTGTAGAAGAGTTATATGAAACGATTGTTCCTTGTCCACCTGAAACTGTACAAGATTGCCCTACTGTAAATGCACCACTAACACCTGTTAATACACAACTGTTATAAAATTCTAATACTGGAGGACTAGGAGCGTCTTGATATTTTTTTCCTAACTCAATTGTTTTTAATGCAACAATTCTTCCAATTTCATCACCCCACGCATTTACACTTCCAGTTGAACCATTTGTTGATGTTATAGTTATACTTGGTAAAGAAGTATATCCTGTTCCATTATAAATTAAAAATATTTTTTCAATTGATCCTGGACCTGTACTTTTTTCTTGCATAATACTATTACCAAAATATTGGTCACCTGCCATAGTACCATCTTCTAAAACTATTTGGTCCGAATCTTCAGCAGCAATACCACCATTAACAACTCTTACAAATCCAGAGGCGTCTTTTCCACCTGTTTCAGTATTATTAAATACTAATTTATCACCGACTTCATAATTTATTCCTTTATTATTAATTACAACATCTGTAATTCCACCAGAACCAACTTCATCAATATTAAATATAGCACCTATACCACCTGCAATAACTTTAATTGTATCAGCAGTTTCATTTAATGTTCCATCATTTGTAAGTATTTTTGTTCCTGGAATACCAGTTATAGTTGCTTTAATATACCAATCATCTGTATCAGAAGCAGAACCTTGTAGTTGTTCTCCAATTTGAAATGTGCCTTGAATAGAATCACTATTTAAAATAAATTCTGTAACTGTATCTGAACCAATTTGATATTGAGCAACATTTTCTACAATTGCATAGGCATTACTATCTGCACCTGTAATTGTTCTTCCAACTAATTCTGTTGTATCTCCTATATCAGCAATAGCTCTTAAAACTTTTAATGAATCATACTTACCATCTGATATTCTTAATATTTGTTCTCTTGGATAAAATGTTTGTGATTCTTCATTGAATAATATTCTAAAAAATATTTCGTGTCCTCTATTCGTACCTTTTGAACGATAAAGTGATTTAACATTTTTTATAAGACTTCTTTTACTAACTTTGTTTGCTAATGTATCTGGTAATGTTGCAAGAAACTCATCTCTAAAATTTGATAAGAAATTACTAATTACTTTATCTGGATCTCTAAACTCAACTAGGTCGGCAATATTATTTACTGGATTAGGTTTATAATTATCTATTGTTGCATAAGCATTTGAATCTGTACCTACAACTGTTTCACCAATTATAAATTTACTGTTAGCACTTATGAATAAACGTCCACTATTTAAATCTTCTGTTAATACAACAGCTGTTGCACCAGAAGTTTGTCCTGTAAGTGTTTCACCACTAGTAAATTTTCCATATTCAGTACCAGAATAAGTTTCAAAAATAAGTTTATCACCTGCGTCAAGTGATGTTCTTGCACTACCTAAAGCACTTGCATTTAAAACTAAATTATTTGCTTGGTCTGTTTCTGTTTCTAATTGTATACCTTCTGTAGATTTAACAGAAGTTACTGATAACTCAGCGGACTCTAGTAATTGGTAATAGACTTTAAGAAATTCAGCAAACTTTGGATGCTCACTAACTATAAATTCAGGTAGTTGACCAGAAAGTATTGTTGAAATTTTATCATTAAACTTTGCCATTTGTCATTAGTAACTGGAAGTAGTTGTGTATCCGACACCTGCCTCAGCACTTCCTCCTACAAAACTATCAGCTGTAACTGTTATAGTTGAATTTGCAATATCCATTTCAACAATTTGGTCTCTAACTGGAACAACATCATTAGAACTTGGTGTTACTTTTAATTCAACTACTGTTGAAGTTGTGCCTCTAATATTTGATATACTCGCAATGTTCATTGAATTGATTGTTATTTCACCTGTGCCATAATCAATAGTACCTTGCGTTGAATTTAAATAAGATTTTACTCCACTTGAATAATAAAATAAACGAACATTACCTGCGCCATCATCATCAAAAAAACATTCGTTAGTATTACCATCTATTTTAAATCCTGATGAACTTAATATTCCACCTGAACTTGCCATATGTCCAGAGTGTGGATTATATAATGCATTTCTAAAATAGATACTATATTTTGAAGATGTTAAAAGTATCGGTTGGAAAGATTTTCTTATTTTAACAGTTGTGATGTTTGATAAAATACTATCATCTGCACCATCAATCAAACCTGTAACTTTTGAAAATCTGAATACTGAATCAAACTTTTGTAAAGTAGAAGCATTATAAGTTATTAACTTATTAATAACATCTGCCTTTATAGTATCAGAAGTTTTTGCTGTTGCCTTTGCGTCAAACTTAACATTTGAAGTAATTAATACAGAAGTTGTTTCTGGATCTTTTATAATTGGTCTTACTGAAGCAACGTTATATGGTTTTAATTGAGTTACTATATCTGCTTTTGATGTATCTGATAATACTGTTCCTGATTTTGCTTTAATTGAAATATTTACAACACCATAAGTTGGAGTTTCATCATCTTCACCACCCCACGCACTTACTGATAATGCATTTGGATAAATTGATTTAACTATAGTTTCATAATCAGTTGCTGTAACTGCTCTATCTTGAGCACCATATTGTAAAGGTGCATTAAATTTTATTGAATCATTTGATTCTCTACTCGCACCACCTGAAGAATTTGATTCAGTTGTTATAGTTACACTTGAATATCCACCAACATTTCCTGATAATGCAAATTTTGAAGCACCATTTGAATTTACTGTATTAGTTATAACATATTCTAATATAATAACATTACCATCTTCTAATTTTTTACCTGTAACACCATCACCAAAATAAATTTCATAATTATTACTTGAACCTTCTTGTATAAAATAAGCTCTTGTTTCACTTGATACATTATTATAACCACCTGCTAAAGTATAAACTGCTCGTGTAGTATCTGTAGAACTAGTTTGAACTGTAACTTTTAAAGTTGAAGTATCTGCTTTATCACTCGGTATAGCAAATTTCTGGTCAGTATCATTTACATCATACGTATATTTAAATGTAACCAATGTTCCTTCATAAAGAGGTACATTTTCAAATTTATAAACTCCATTTACTGGTGTAATTGTTATATCTTCATTAGTTACGTATTGATAATCAACTGAATCAACTACTGTTGTAAAAATTGTTCCCTTCTGCATTGTAACCGAGGAACCAGTTGCATTATTAACAATAACATCAATAGAAGCTCTTGGTGCTTTAGGAGATGTAGGAGTATATCCTAACATCTTTGCTAATGATACAATATTTTTTCTAATATCAGCACTATCCAAATACATTTCATTAGTTGACATATTGGCAATGTATGACAAGTAGTGAGTGTTGTAAGATAATACATCTAATAAAACATTTAAAGCTGAACCTTCAAAATCATAGTCTTGAAATTGAGTTTGACTTTGTAGAAAAACTTTAAGATTTTCTTTTATTTTATCAAAATCTAATTCTGATATTTCTAATTTATGTTGCGCCATTTTATCTTAACCTTGTTAAACTAACTGAAACTGAATGTGGATGTGGTACACCTACAATATTAAAAAATATTTCTACATCTAATCTATTATCATCTATATTTTCACTAATAACATTTGCTCCATTTTGAAAATCATCTCCATTTATCATAATACCAGTTAACTTAATTCTAGGTTCATTATTAATTAGACACTCTTCTATTTTTCTTTTTAAAAACACATTAGTAACTGGACTGAAATTTTCAAAAAGCAATCCTCTTATACCACAACCTAATTCTGGATGGAAAGGTCTTTCATAGAAATTTGTTTGTATTAAATTCTTTACAGACCTTTTTATTGCTATTGCGTCTTCAACTACATTAACATCATTAGTAACTGGATTTCTACCGAAGTCTAAATCTATATCTCTAAACTTCCTAGATTGCCTAGTACTAGTGCTCTTGACGTGTTTTGTATAATCGTCTAAATATGATTGATTAATTTGTGCCATAACTGTATATATTTATACAGTTTATCCAGAGTAAACGTTATTTGATCCTTTAATCATTTGTCCACCATCATAAGAATCTCCAACTCTTGCAACAGATATACTTTGAGCTCTAACTGTAGTGGAACCTACATTAACTTTAGCCATATGTGGAATACACGGTGGTATAGTTGATGGTATGGTATGTGGCCTTGTAGGATCATTTAGTCTTGCAACTGGTATACCGTTTGCTCTAACTGTAAATTGTGTTGCTTGAACACCTATTACAGGATCACAACCGTGACCTGTTGATCCTAAATCGTAATCTCTACAAAGCTTTGGCACTATACCAAAATCCAAATAACAACTACACCTACTACTACCCAATTAGGTACTGAACTTTTAGTAAACCAGTCTTTTATTGCTTTTACGTTTATTGGTTCTATCATTTTAACTCTACCTTTCCTCCAG